GACTGACTCTGAGATCGAGATGGTTCCCAAGCTTGAAGAGAGGATGCAGTACCTCCGAGACAATGGGCACGAGCACTTCCGTATCGTCCAGCTTGTAGGTGGCCGTCGTTCCTCTAAGGGATTCATCACGGCTATCTGTATTGCATACAAAGTCTACCGTATGACTCAGGTGGAGGATGTCGCTAAGGAGTTCGGCCTCGCTAAGGCAAAGACTATCTATTACTCAATAGTCGGAGCCTCCCTAGACGAAGTTAAGGCCCACCAGTTCGCAGACGCCCGTGATGCAGTGACTGATACCAAGCCACTGATCAATCAACGCTTGCTAGGTCAGGACTTAGCCGAGTCTATCTCTGTCTACACGCCCACTGACAGAAAGCGTCAGGCACAGCTACGGTCAGCAGGTATGAAGGCTGATCGTGACATGGGATCCTTGATCATCAAGGCACACGGTACCAACAGCCGTACCATCCGAGGATCAGCAGCTATGATGTTCGTCTTTGACGAGATGGCCCATCTTGTGGCGGGTGAATCCCGCATGTCTGACGAAGAGTTATGGAACGCAGCTATCCCGTCCGTCAACCAGTTCGGTAAGCACGGTATGGTGTTTGCTAATTCCTCGCCGTGGCAGAAGACCGGAAAGTTCTTTGAGATTTATGAGCAGGCATTGATGTTAGACCCTCCGGAGACTGGCAATCCTGTCTTCCCAGACTACTTCATGATGCGTTATCCATCCTGGACTCTCTATAAAGATTGGGAGAAAGAACCAGGTTGTCCTCCACCGCAGATTGATGACCCTGCAATTGATCCTATCATCGCACGAGAAGAAAGGGCTGATCCTGATTCGTTCGCTGTCGAGTATCGCGCTAGGTTTGCTGAGGTTATCAACGCATTCCTACGTCCCGAATTCGTGGATCGTATGTTTGATCCTGATGACCATGAGCGTCTTCTAGGTAGAGAGCTACGTCCCACGGCAGGAGCAATAAGCTTCCTCACTTACAAGGGCCACGGCGACCCTGCATCTGTCGGTGCTAACTTCGGTATTGCTATTGGGCACCTTGAGGATGTTGAGGTGGAGCTTGAAGACCAAGATGGTAATCCCACCGGGATACTACAGGTAGAGCAGCATGTAGTTTTCGATATGATTGATGCGTTCTACCCTGAAGACTTCAAGAATGGTACCATTGACTGGCTTCAGGTTGTCCCAGAGATCACATCTCTGATCAATGCGTTCCGCCCCTTTGAGTTTACCTTCGACCAGTTCGACTCACGCATGGCTCTTCAGACATTGGAAGAGAACCTTAAGAAGATTGGTATCCGTGAGTCTATGGTTGGTCTCAAGCATGCAACCCATGCTACTAACGAGCGACGTTGGAAGAACTTCCGCATGGCGCTCAACCTCAACCGTGTGCATGCACCTCACCCGCGCACGTTTAGTCCTATTGCTACCAAGAATTCACTAGAGTTAGCTAGAAATGAGTTGAAATTCCTTCAGGAAAAGAACGGACGTGTAGACAAGCAGTCTGTTGGCCCTATCCAGACTAAGGATATCGCGGACTGTATCGCTGAAGTAGTGGATGCTTTGATCGGTGATTCATTACATGCTAACATGGGTGTAACACACCCGGAGTTCGGTCATGGTTTTGGTGCGCCTACCCCATGGACTCTGAAGCAGGGTAACAGTCACATGTTCCCTGAAATGACGGACGCTTTTGACCGACGCAAGATGCGTGACATCAAGATGCCAGAGCGTGGACGTGGACAAACAAAACGTTACTACTAATTTGACTATAACGAGACGGTAATGGGTGAGGTAAAATCGAATATGATCGTTAGAGAGAGCGGCAAAGTATACGAACTAGACGACGAGACAGGACGTGTCGTCAGTGTAACCGAAGAAGAAGAGGTTATCGAAAGCGCGGCTGAAGATTTCAAGATCGGCAGTCGTGTTGAGGTAGAAGGTGAACTAGGCGAGGTTGTAACCCTCGTTTCTAGTTGGGCTGGCGTTGCCTACGGTGTTAGATTTGATGACGGTTCCTTGGATGAATTCCAGGAGCATCAGTTGAAGCTGTCGTCCGTCGAAGAGAAGCCCGATTATGATTCGCCCGTAGCTGAAGTACTAGATAGATTTTCCAGCTACCAGGAGTCTCCGCAGTACACAAATGAGGAGATCACCGAGAAGGAGCGCGAGGCTCGTTGGCTTAATCTTCGTGCCCGCAGTCTCGTTACCGACTCCAAGCTTGCCCTCTCTCAGCAGAATGATCTTGGTCGAGTTGTCATCGTCACCGGCAATGACCTTAGTGAGCTAAAGGAACTACGCAGTCGATCTGAAGACTCCGAGACCTACCTTTCTAGCTTGAGCCGTTACGCTCTTTCCAAGGAAGTTAACGGCTACGGTGCAAGTCTGGGTATGAAGGGTGACACTTCGTGGCTTGATATGGGAGCCGAAGGCATGGAAGTAGTCGAGACTACGGACAGTGACCTCGCTGCTCGTGCAACTGAAGTGGTTGCCGCCCTCTCTAGAGAGCAGCTTGAGGACGACGAATTCATGCGTGTGGCTTCCTCCTATCAGCAAGAGTACTTGCAGATGACCGAGGAGCAAGTAGCGAAGTTTGATTCATACCTAGCAGCCGCAAAGAAGGATCGACTTAAGAACTTGGGCGAAGCGAAGACAGCTTCTACAGAAGAAGAGAACCTAGACGACTTCGATACGACTCAGCTTTTCCTATAAGGGGGAACTATGTGGTTTGATGAGAGTCTAGATGAGCGTCGAGAAAAGACGGCTCTACTTCTAGCACACGAGAGATACGCAGCACAATATGCGCCCTTCGTCAAGGGGCGCTATGCGCGTTTGGGGTATGTTCGTCCGCAGATTGACCGAATGCTCGATGAGGTATGCAATGAGACAGGTGCAGATCGCGAGCAAGTAGGTACGGAATTTGAAGTTTTCCTAGCAGCAGTGCTAGAAAAGGATCATTGGAAGAAGGACGATGTTAACAACGCCGACACAGTTGTTAAGAACACTGAAGGCCGTCCGCCTGCACCCGAGGAGCCAGGCGCTAAGCTTGTCGAGACTGACATCGCAGCACGTGGTGAAGTAGAGGGTCTTGGTCAGGAAGAAGCACTTAACCCTGACACTCAGGTCAGTGTAAGTCTGACAGAGGAGACTAGCGAGGGTCTTGATCCTAGCTATGCGGCCACTAAAACTTGTGCGCGTTGTCAGCACGAGACAACAGATTTAGTATGTGAGAAGTGTACTGGTGAGCTAAAGTCTTTAGCTTACATGGATATGGGAGATGGTGAGGGGCATTCTGCTGAGTATATGCAGGATGAATTCCTGAACAACACGGACTTTGATCGTCCCGGTGAGTCACAAGGAACCCCTTTTCGCTGCACCATTTGCGGTAACGAAGAGTCTTCGAGAGAAGCAGCAATCGCACACGTAGAGGATGATCACGCAGACGTGTTACAGCGTCAGCAAGAAGAGGCCGTGCCTGAGCAGGAACCTGCGTATGCTTCTACGAAGGAAGCTATCGACCAGGATCCAGCCGAGGTAGCACCTCTCCCGCAGTCTCCCGCAGACAGATTTGAAGAGTACGTCAATGATCTTGCCAACCGAGCAGCAGCACAGCAGTTCTCGGCGGTAGATGACGCTACAATTCACTCTCTAGCTAGCCAGCTAGGGGCGGATGAAGATGAAGTACGTGCTTCTCTTCACACCGTATCAATTTTCGGCAATTACGTTGGCTCTAACGGTCAACTTGTAGACGAATCGTTTACACCTGAAGGCTACCAAGAGGTAGGAGTTGAAGGTGTAGGTGGACGTGTGGCAGCACGAGAAGCACTCGTGCCCACAGACATGGTGATCAGTAAGGTTGCCGAAGAGATGAATATGGAGCAGGATCTAGCATACGATTACATTAGAGATAAGTATGGCGATGATTTACCCACGACGTATCATGCGTCCGTTCAAGGTGAGCTTCATTTCTATCTTCCAGCCGAGCTAGCAGTGGCTGCACAGCAAGAGCAGATGAGCAGCCAGCCGATGGATCCTAACGCAGGGCCATCACTAGCTCCGGGGCAGAACACCCCAGCGGCAGCAATGCCAGCAGCACCACCACGATTCTAAGGCGAGCGCGTGGCGTTCCATAACGCAAAGAATACAAGACAAGCTAGAAGAGGACTCATTCCGAACTACTGTGAGATTCCCGACTGTACGTTTACGGCCCTTGTCACAAAGCATAGGATCAAGCCGGGACGCAGAGGAGGGAAGTACATAGCAGGTAACGTGATCGGGCTTTGTCCCAACTGTCACGTTCTTGCAGAGCAGGGGCATTACTCACAGTTTGAGTTGTTTCAGATTGTACAGAAACGATTGAGGGAAGAGAATCTAAGGAGTAGGGAAGAAGCATATGGCGGACTTGACTTGGCTACAGGCTAAAGAAGCGAACGACTACGCAAGCGGTGCGTTGCACCTTCCGCGTGGGCCACGATCTGTGATGGTACAGCAGGATGGTCGTGATCTTTTCGCGGAGATTGAAGAGAACAACGAGCGTCTTGCGAATGATTTCGCGAGGGATAGACGGCAGAGATTAGGAAGCGGAGATGTCTTCGCTGCTATGCCACGTCTGTATAGTCCAACAGATTTCTTTACACAGCAGAATATTCCGTACGATATCAATAAGGAGAACGACCGCTTCAAGCTTTACCAATGGTTGGATCTCTTCTATCGTACTCACTACTTGATCCCAATCCTCGTTGACATCTTCACGAGGTTCCCTCTCGTTGGACTTGAGTTCCACTCGCCTGACCCTCAGCTTAAGAAGTTTTATGAAGAGTTGTTCTTCGAGCGTCTTGACTATGAGCAATTCCTCGTGGACTTGGGCCGTGAGTACTGGACGTTAGGACAAGCGTTCCCACTTGGCCACTTCAATGAGACGCTAGGTATCTGGGAAGAGGAAGAACTTATTGATCCCACAATGGTTAAGGTACGTCGTTACCCGATCATTGGTGGTGAGCAGTTCTCATTTGCAGCAGACGGTATGAAGGAACTACGAGAGATCGTAGAGAAGCAGCAGCCTAAGGAGATCTACCACCTTATTGAGCGTGAGTATCCTGAGTGGATTCCCTTCCTTAAGAACAAGAAAGACATTCCGGTTTCGAGCGTGCTTCTAAAGCAGGTAGCTTTCAAGGCTAGCCCGCGAGATCTGTACGGTACACCTATCCTTCTTCGCGCACTGCGCACCTTACTCCACGAAGAGAAGTTGATGGCATCTCAAGATGCTATCGCTGAACGTCTTTACTCTCCGTTCGTACTTGTTAAACTAGGTATCATGGATATGGGACAGGATCGTGGCCCGTACATCCCTGGCCCTGCCGAGCTTCGAGACGTGCGTGATGATATTGACATCGCTCTAGCCTCTGACTTCAGGCTTATGGTTCACAACTTGGGCATCGATGTCCAGAATGTATTCGGCCGTGAGCAGATGCCCCGTCTTGATCAGGACTTCGATAGAATCGAACGCCGACTCATGCAGACGTTCGGTGTCAACCCGTCACTCCTCTCAGGTGGTGCTGCAAGCCAGCCTTACGCCTCCTCAGCCCTTCAGGCAGAGTTCCTTAACCAGATCCTTAGAACGTACCAAGGCTTCCTTAAGAAGCATTACCAGGCTCGTGCTATGATTGTGGCTGAGGCTCAGGAGCACTACGACTATGAGAAGCGTGGAGAGCAGCGCATCCCGATCAAGGAAGAGGTTCTTGAGTACGATCCTGAGACTGGTGAAGAGATCATCGTAGAGAAGAACAAACTTCTCATCCCTGAGCTACGCATGAAGGTGCTAGACTTGAGAGATGAGGCTACGCAACGACAATTCTTGCAGGCATTGAAGCAGCAGGGCGTTCCGATTCCTGACTCTGACATCGCCATGGGTATGCACTTCGACTTCGAGGAAGCTCTTGGTCGTGTACAGGAAGAGATGATTCAGAAGACTGTAGCTCAGCAGGAAGCTAAGGTGAAGACTTACGACATTCTCTCCGCTAAGGGACTACCTATCCCTGCCGACTTAAAGGCAGAGATCGAGGGGCAGCAAGGATTCGCTGGGCCACAAGGCCCGACCGAGCTTTCGGTCAATCCTCCTGGTCGAGGCGATGTCATTCCTATGCCGCCTCCTCCTGGTGGTACCCCAGCGATTGGGCCGAACAGTCCGATGCGAGGAATGCGGCCTGAGGTATCGGATGAACGTAGTCCTATCCCGGCTCCTGGTCAGGTACCAAACAACACTCCACAACTTCCCGGAGTACCCGGTCAGCCTGGTTTGATGGGCATCCCAGGCGCACCTACACCGGCAATCGGCCCACCACCACGTCGAACACACGTCGAGGAATCTACAGTTAGGGCATTACCACGCAAGCAGGCGCAAGAATTTTCGTTGCCGAGCTTGACAGATGGTCTCGACGCTGATACTATAAGTGAGGATTCAGATGACAGACGAGACGAAGGAGCCTCAGACACCTGAGGCTAGACAAGCTGGTTCGTTTTTGCTAGACTGTGGGCATCAGCAAGTGGTGTCTTCATTTCGTGCTACAATAGCAGCGGACGGATTAGAACAACACAAAGTCTGGTGTACGACGTGTGAAGAATGGGCGCGTCTCTCACCTGACAGAGGGGAGTAATGAATTCAGAAGATGGACTTTCATTAACTGAAGCAGCACGAGAGCTTGAGGGGATGACCCGTGAAGCTCTTAAGAAACGGTGCGACCGGCAGACCATCAAGTATTTCATTGATGACCGAGGGCTTCGACGTATTCCGTTTGATGAGATTGATCGTATTAGAGATGGCACTTCGACAGTCGCGGACTTTCCTTTCGATCCGCACGACTACGATCCGAAGTTCGATATCCCTAAGGCAGAGATTTGGGGCAATGGTTTAGCTCCGGTCATTGATCTGCCCCGTAAGTCATGGGTCACGGTCATGGGATTCAATGACATCCATGTTCCGTATCATGACAACGTAGTTATCGATGCAGCATTAGAGATTGCGAAGACAATCGATCCAGATATCTTCGTGTTTAATGGAGACACCAATGACTTCTTTGGTATCTCTCGATACAATCGCGCTCTTGAGCGACGAGACATGTTGCAGACAGAGCTAGATCAGGGTAAGCAGGTTCGCCGCACAGTCCGTGAGGCTTTGCCTAACGCTCAGTTCCACGAGACGTTGGGTAACCATGAGGAAAGGCTCCTCACCTACCCTGGTTTCAATGCGCCGATGCTTTCATCTCTAGATGCACTCAAGCCTTCTAAGCTTATGGGTCTTGAGGAACTAGAGATCAGGCACTGGCCGACGAATGGGTTCCGTATCCAAGAGGATTTCCTCGTGGAACACGGTGCCTCGGTAGCCTCACAGTCAGGAGCGACAGCACGCAAGCGACTGGATCAAACACTAATCAGTGGAGTCATGGGACATACCCACCGCGCTGATAGCTTTGGACGCACAGGTTACCGCGATCTACAGTGGTTCGAGACGGGATGTCTCTGCCAGCTTAACCCTGACTACACAGCTAGTGAGGCTAACTGGAAGCAGGCATTCTGGATCGGTACCTTCTCTACTAAGACGAGGAACTTCAGCGTTCAGATCGTCAAGGCAACTGGGCGAGGATTCATCTTCGACGGTAAGCATTACGGTGACACAGGTGTTACACACGACATTTGGAGTGGCCCGCGTGCAGACTTCGAACAGGATGTGCCCTCGGATTTTAATAAGGTAGTAGCCAGGACTTGGTAAGTCCTAAGGAGTTGGATATGTACGAGCAAGCAATGGAAACAAGAGGTGGTGTCCCGTCAGGTGATCGTGGAACTGTTCCTATGATGGGAAATATTTCTGAGTTAGACATGCAGTTAGAACGTTTGAGGTCTGAGTTAGAACGTCTTGAAGAGCGCACGAGTATAGTTCGTACACCTCTTCTTGAGAAGGTAGTGAGTGAGGTAGCATCTGATTCTCGCAATGGTCTTAATGGTAGAGTGCGCTTACTTGATGATTCAATCTCTCGACTTGGCCGTATCATTGATGAAATCGATCTCTAAGATGTTACATATACAGGTTCAGCGAGACGAGGAGATCGTCTCCACTATAGACATTGAACTAGAAGATGATTCTGTTCTTGTCATAAACAATGAGGGCCAGGTAGGTATGGTAGAGGGCTGGTCAAAGTTAGGACTAGAGGAAGAAGATGGCGAAGCGTAAGACATCAGCAATGCAGGTAGCTATCTATGACATGGGATCTAATCCCTTGAGCGACAAGCTACAGCGAGAAGTAGAGCAGGCTGTCCAGAAGATCATTCAGGACAGCGGAACTAAGGAGACCCTAGCTTACACGGTGGTGAACGAATGAGCAACGAAGAGTACGATGAAGGCGGCGTAGGTGGAGAGCAACATTTCCCCTTTGGGAATCTAGAAGGTAACTTCCCAGTGTTTGGGCCGTACCAGCAGGATCCAGAGGAAGCAGCAAGATTCCGTCGAGAACGAGCATTAGATTACGCAGTGCGTTTGTCTGAGGCTAATGCTTCTGAGAGTCGTGCAGGATATAGCCCTGATACAACTCTTGAAATTGCTCGTAAGTTCGATACATTTCTTGAGAGTGGCGAATGATTATCGGTCTAAACGGTAGGCTCAAGTCAGGTAAGGATACGACGTTCGGTATCATTCAGGAGCTAGTTCCTCATGCCCGTCGTGTATCCTTCGCGGATCCACTAAAGGATAGTGCAGCCGCTGCTCTAGGTATTGATCGCTGGTTAATGGAAGAGATGAAGGGCGATGAGGATGCAGTATGGATGCTCTTTGATTCTAGTGGAAGTGCTTTAGGGCCAATGTTCAATACTCGTGAGTTCTTGCAGCGGTATGGAACTGAGGCTCATCGTGAAGTATTCGGAGATGACTTCTGGGTAGATATGGCATTAGCCCCAGACCTAGATCACTCCGGAGATCTACTTGTGGTTACTGATATGAGATTCCCTAACGAGGCTCAGAGAGTGCGAGACCTCGGCGGGGTGACAGTGAAGGTTGTGCGTGAGGTTGAGACAGGTCACAGCGCACATCCGTCCGAGCAAAACATCGATCATATGATCGATTACTTCCTGTCAAACACAGGAACGTTGGGGGAGCTTCGCTCTAATGTAGAGGAGCTTCTGATCAACCTAGGGGTAGAGATACCCGTAAGGATCTAGAATGTTAATTCAAATTGATGTAGACAGCACGCTGTATGACGCAGATAAGTTGTTCTATCAGTTAGCTAAGGAACAAGGTATCAAGTGGCCACGCAACAATAACTGCTGGCTACCGGCCGAGAAGATCTTCCGTGAAGACGGCACGCCGTGTGGTCGTGAAGATCTTGTTCGTATCTTTCGCAAGGCTCATAGTTATGAGTACGTGATGCAGCAGAAGCCGTACGCTAGGTCAGCAGAGACGTTAGGTAGGATCGCTGCTGTTCCTGAGGTTGAGATTGCTTACGTCTCGGATCGTAACGAGCAGCAGACAGGTGCTCTCCGAGATTGGCTTGAAATCAATGGGTTCCTCTTCAGTGAGGATGCTCATGTTCAGGCTACCAAAGATAAGCGCCACTGGATGCGCGAGCGCAAGCCAGAGATCGTGGTTGATGATCGTGTACGCACGATGATGATGGCACGCTACGAGCTTGGCTCATATGTGGTAAGCTTGGAGCATGCACACAATGCAAACCTTCGTGGTGAGGTGGAGCACATCTACCTGGCTAAGAAGTGGAGTAGCTATGACAATAATGGTGGATGGGCAGATGAAGATAGCATCGACTACATCCTGACTGAAATCGTACTACCTAAGGCACTTGGACGTAGCCTAAGGAAGGAAGCAACATACGCATGACAGAAGAGAACGAGAACGTAGAAGAAGAGCAGGGCGAAGAACAGGAGCAGGATTTTTCCGGCGTACTGATTCGTCCTCATGCGCTGGGTGGACTTGAGCTAGTAGCACGGGATCGCAACGGTGCAGAAGTATCCGTACGACTTGGACTAAACGAAGCGGCCACACTCGCTGCTTCTGCTCAGGCTCATATCACAATGCTCTTCCAATCATTCTATCAGCAGATGGCTATGGAAGAACGAGCAGCACAAGAAGCACTGAGTGGTGCAGGGAGTTTGTATGTCCCACCCGGAACCAGAAGATAGTCGTTGGGAACTTGAGTTTGCCTTTCGGTTGTTCAAGGAAGGTGCCATGGGAGTGAAGGAGTTTCGTAACTACTTAGCTGCTAAGGATAAGACCTTCGAAGAGATCCGAGATTCAAGTATGGATGATGACATTGATTCGAAAGCCCGGTTGATCCAGGCAATTCGTGAGCGCGAGCAGGATGCTCTGCGCGAAGATCGAGATCGTCGGCAACGTGAACTTGCTAATCGAGACTGATCCTGCTACACTAGAGTACATGGATGCTCTAGAGGAAAGGGTGCGTGCGCTAGAGACCGAACTGAGAGAGGTTCGGTCTCTTGTCGTGCGTCTACAGGAGGAGCTTCGCAAGGCTGCTAATTACGAACACGAGGATACTCGCACTCTTGTAGAGGGTGTTCAGGTATTCCTCAAGAGGGCTGGTGAGGTACGCGGCCGAGTGCAGAAGCGGAGACGTAGATGAACAGGTATCGATGTGTTTCGTGCTCTACTAAGTTCCATGGATTCCACAATCCGATGAAGTGTAATCGGTGTGGTGGTACTACAGAAGCCTTCCCAACAGATGTTCCTGCTACTCTAGCTGAGATGAAGCAGGCTCAGGAAACTTCAGAGAACAGTTTCTGGTATCGATTTGATATAGAACGTGCTCGATGGGGCAAGAACTAACAGAGAGGATACTCAGATGAAGCGAGGAACAATTTACGTAGAGTACAAGTATCCGAATGAGCCGTGGCGTGAGTACGACCGCTCACTCGATGGTGGCTGGGCAGCGATTCAGTACAAGCGCATGCAGCAGGATCACCCTGGCGCTCAGTACCGCACAAGGAAGGAAGCATGACGTTTTATACCATTTCGATTCTCGATCCAGAGGGTGAGTGGCGAGACATGTACGAAACCGATGACTTAACTCAGGTGATGCGTCATATTAAGTATTGGGCAGACAAAGGTGTACCAGTGAAGGCAACGACATGAAATATGATTATCTAGAACCACATTACCTCGTGGTACATGAGGGTGGAGACTGGGAGATCGAACACTCAGATGATTGCCCTATCGAGACTCACATTTATCCCGCAGGACTAGAGGGAGAAGACACTCTAGATGTAGAGGAGTATCGTTGCATGGTGGGTAGCTGGGTTACTTACTGGGGCATTGAAGACTTGAAGGATCAAGATCCGATGCGTGTTCAGACGCCTGGACGTTATCGCGTGGCCGGTTTTAACTATACACCGCAGTCTTATTTCGAGGATGGCGAAACTTACATTTACTTTGTAGAGGAAGAGGATGGACGAGAGACAGGAACGCAGTGAACAGAATACAGTGGAGACGATGAGATATGAGCTTGGAAGAGAAGCCAAGCAGAAGGGAGAACCCCTCCATGAGGGCGCATCTGAAGAGTATCGTAGAGGATACTCTTCGTATGGAGGAATCTTCGGATCTAACGTGGCTCCCAGACGGTTTGGTATGGGTCAGCGCCAGCGTACCGACTGGACATGTGTTTGTGGGGAGTTTAACAAGCGATATCGGAACCAGTGTTTTCTCTGTGGAGTTCGTAGAGAACTTGCACTAGCAGCAACTGAAGGAGAGTAAATGTCTGACCCAACTAAATTACTTGTGATTGCAATTGAGGCAACTGCTGAAGGACTGAGAGCACAAGCTTTAGAAGCTTATGACCGGAGCAGGAAGATTCGAGATCGAGATGGTACGGAGAATGAAGAGGACGGTGATGATTATGAACTTGGTTTTGCCGAGGGTCGGCACCTAGCTTTAAACACTGCGTCTGAACGTCTCTCAAATCTCGCTAGGGCTTTGGGTGAGTAATGGAACTTTTCTCACAGATCACTAGATCACCTGTGAAGTCAGGGATCGCGTTGTCATTTGATGACGTACTTCTCCGACCTAAAAGAGGCATTCTGTCGAAGCGTGCAGAAGCAGACATTTCCTCAGATTTGGTAGAGGGTATTCGTCTTGACGTACCTATTGTTTCTGCACCTATGGCTAGCGTTACGGAACGTTGGATGGCGATGGCTATGATCCAGGCTGGTGGTTACGGTATCATTCATCGCTTCATGACTATTGAAGAGCAGCTTAAGCAGATTGAGCAGCCTGAGAACTTGGCGCATTGGGCACGGCAAGAGAACATCAAGTACAAGGGTCTTGCTATCGGAATCAATGAGGGTTATGAGCGCTGGCAGAAGTTGTATGAGTACGGTGCTCGTGTCTTCTGTCTTGATGTAGCTCATGCACATCACGAGACTGTCATGAGTTTCATCGACAACGCTAAGAACGTGTCGGATAGCCTGCTGATCGTGGGTAATGTTGCTACGGCTGAAGCTGCAAATGAGTTAGCTACGAAGGTTGGTGGCATCGCTGCTATCAAGGTAGGTATCGGGCCGGGTGCAGCTTGCACTACCCGTGAAGTTACAGGCTTCGGTGTACCTCAGCTTACTGCAATCATGGATGTAGCTGATGCGCTTCGAGGTACGGGCATCAAGATCATTGCCGATGGTGGCATCAAGAGCAGCGGAGATATCGTTAAGGCTCTAGCTGCTGGTGCAGACACGGTGATGTTGGGTCGTCTTCTTGCTGGTGCCGATGAGTCGCCACACCCTGGACTCTACTGGGGCATGGCATCCTACCGCGTCAATGGCCACCACGCACCTGAGGGTGTCGAGGGTGTAGTTGAGCGCACCGGCCCAGTAGGTAGGACAATCAAGCAACTTGCTTGGGGTATCAAGTCTGGTGTATCATACGGTGGAGGTACAGATCTTGATGGCCTCCGCAGGAATGCAGAGTTCGTACGAGTAACACCACTAAGCATGGGAGAATCAGGGACAAGACTATGACAGTGATCAAAGAAAGCAATGCCTCTGAGGTAATGCGTGATCTTCTCCCGATGGAAGAGGTTCACGATGCCAAGCGGGCTATCAACTGTTGGCTATGGAACAACGGTATGGATAAGCATACCATTGATGACTGGACAGCAACAGCTAACTGGTTCACGCCTCTGTTGTACGAGGAGTGGGGCCAGTACATTCACGGTTTGCAGGATCACATTGGCTTAGAGGCTGACGAGGTGTGGACTCAGATCCTATTGCAGTTTCCCATGAGTCCTGGTGTTGCTGAGCCAGCACTTGAGTACCACATCGATCCAGATCCTGAGGGATTCAAGCTTGAGTACATCGCTGGTATAGCGTTGACTCATAGCGATGGATTTCATGGTGGCGTGAGGTTCAAAAAGGACAATGGCATTGCCATTCCTCTTAACCCTGGCGATGCAGTTGTGTTCAGGGGAGATGAGGAACACTCAGGAGGAGTGAACTTCTCCGGAGACATTCGGTACGCGGTATACTTCCGCTATTTAAGGAGACTGTAGGTGCCTAGCACACTTGCATGGACAATCGTAGTTCTCCTAGCAGGAGGATGGGTTCTCGCTACGACGTGGATGCTTTATGGAGGCTACGTTCAAAAGGACTTTGTGCTTGCTCTGATTTATTGCATAGCTTGGCAGTTTGTCGCAGTAGGTACTACTGCATTGTTTGATCAACGGGGATGGTTGTGAGCACTGAGGAAGACTTCACGAAAAGACTAGATGAGGCATTGAATACCGGAGGGATTGTTAAGGTTGAAAACACTGCTGAATGTCTAGTCTTGATAAATCTTATCGAAAGAATACCTAACTGGGAAACTAATCCCACGTACGTAGCCTTACGTACAGCGGCCTTAAAGAATGCTGAGGACGGTTTAAATGATGGAACTTGATAGCACAGAGGTACTTGCATATGAGATGCAAGTACTGGATCGTGGATTTGTGAGGCTCGATGCAGCAGAAGCTACTGACCTTTCAGTAGTCAACGCCGCACGAGTCTCCTTTGCTGTACGTCATGAGGAGATGGAGGCTGGTGACGATGGCCTTATTCGATTCCTCATGAGGGAGAGACATGGTACTCCCTTCGAGCACAACATGTTTCGCTTCCATGTCAAAGCTCCGCTCTTTGTAGTACGTGAGTGGCAGCGCCACAGAATGGCGAGTTACAACGAACTGAGTGGCCGCTATAAGAAGTTTGAGAACCCAGAGTTCTATATTCCTCGTCCAGAGCACGTGCGTACGCAGACTGGGAAGCCTGGTGAGTACACCTTCGAGCGCTGGCAGGGGAACACCAAGCAGTTCATCGCGCAGCTTGAGCGACACAACCAGGACGCGGTGGATCTCTATAACTATTACGTAGACAATGGCGTAGCTAAGGAACTTGCACGCATCGTCCTGCCGGTCTCACTTTATACTGAGTTCTATTATACTGTCAATGCTAGGAGCCTCATGAATTTCCTCTCGTTGAGGAATGCTCCCGCAGCCATGTATGAGATCGCTGAGTATGCTGTGGCGCTTGAGGGATTCTTTGGTATGCACATGCCGATCACGGCTGAAGCTTTCCGAGCTAACGGGAGGCAGGCACCGTGATGCCTAGGTCATGGCAGTTCTACTTCTTGGCCTTTGCTATCCTCTGGGTGACAGCACTAGGAATCCTCGATGTGATCTGGGGTTACTGGTTGGGTGCTGGTATCCAGGTTTCTTTCCTGATCCTCTTCATCTATTGGATGGTCAAAGAGATCAAGGCATGGCGCAAGGGAGAGCGTAAGTGATTGAGATCCATGTCATGCCACGCGTTGACAACGAGCCACACTTTACGGTATCATGTCCTTGTGTACCTATCGAGGAGGATAAACCTGGGAGCCTTCCAATACGTATTCACAATGCCTGGGCTACTGACGAAGAGTTGCTTGAGAAAGGGTACGAGCCGAAGTGGATTACGTTAGAGCTTGACACAGATGATGAGATTATCATTCAAGATGAAGAGGGTAATCGCTTGAATCCTGAGGAATAGGTTATCGATTTTCAGCGCGGGCCTCGCGTGAATCGTTTTCAAAACTGACAACTTGAAGGGAAATAGATGATCGAGCTACACGGAAAGCCACAGCCACCTCCTCCACTAGAGGATGATCGTGGTTCACGGTACAATGAGGTTGAGCAGTGGGCGCACACCCACGAAGACAGTCGCGGTATCTTGCATAGATGCTGGCACGTCTGTACTCATGCACCTCAGAACCTATTCACTAACTGGAAGTTCTGGGCTGGCATGACTTTCGGGTTTCCCATTGAGCACTACCTCTGGGAGAAGGTGCCAGTCTTCCGTGACATCTCTGCCTTTTTGGGACTATGAACCGGATCGACATTCAAGAACTAGCGTGCAAGCATTTGAAACTAGATTGGAATCAATTTGCCGATTTAGATAGAGAGTCTAAGCAATATCTGTATGGATATGGTATGGGTCTCCAAGGTTTATCTTTTGATGTTCAATACACTTATACAGCTAAACATATCCAAGGTTATCAAGATGGTAAGGCAGTTCGCGAGGGAACGTAATTCTCCGTTTTCGGCGCGGCGAGGGGTCTTATTCGTTGTCCAATTTGAAAATATTTATGGATGATCTTATAAATGAGCGTGATGATCCTGTGGTGCAAAGATTAGAAGAGTTGATTCGCGAATTGCCCATGGGAGATGAACGCAATAAGTATGCTTCATATGTGTGGGGATTTATAGATGGTGTTCGATACCACCCCAGATATCATAAAAATGCTTTAAAGGCTGGGAATTATCCTGATGCCGAAGGTTATCGAAAGGGCGTGGATGACGGAGCAGCACATAGGAGAGAAGTCTATGGCGAGTAAAAAAGACTGGAAAGTTCCATTTGACAGAGATGGTAATCTAATCAGCTTTACGTATTCTGAGTACCCTGCTCTCCCTGCTATTCATTGGGAAAACAGTAAAGCTGTTAGATCAGGCGAATGGCGTGATAACTACGTTTTTCATGATACGCTAATTGTAGAAGAATTCCGTAGAGGCCGTTCTGCGGCTAAATTCCTTCTACGCAGTGAAAGCGGCCAAAAGTACGAAATGTTCATGAGCGATATGCTCGAAATGGTGCAAAAGGCTGAATTAATTGCATATGGCCATATTGAGGGTGATTGGACATTTGCAAAGAAAGGCTCGAATTACGGAGTCAAGCTTGTTAAGTGATCATGAAATAGCAACACGAGTAAGAGATGATAATTATGGGCCTTATTGGCTGGGCTATTTGGATGCCATGGATGGAACACTTAGTTCTCATTGGTTGAAAACTTACTCAGAATATTGGACGGGTGCTCAAGACTACAGGGGAGACAAGGAGCTTTGGGGCGTTATAGTGGAGCTAGAAAATGATTAGTGAGCGTGAGGCTAGTAGGCGTTGGGCAGAAGATGCGTCAGGTGGTTCTTATTGGTTTGGTTATCGAAATGGCATAAGGGGAATTCATAAGCCTGGCGATCTCGTGCAAATGAATGATTATGCCCATGGCATTCTAGATTATTATGGAGACAAGGAACTTTGGGACGCTATAGAGGAAGATTAGAGGTAATCGTCGGCCCGATGTACAGCGGCAAGAGCGAGGAATTGCTCAGACGCCTTCGTAGGGCTGAGATCGCCGGTAACAGGGTGGCAGTGATCAAGCCTGCTATCGATGACCGCTATGATAAAGATCATGTCATCTCTCATGCTGGCACGAAGATGAAGGCGTTCGTTGTGGATGACCGGCCAGGAGAACTTCGTACTCACGCCGTTGGATATTCTGTGATTGGTATTGACGAGGGCCAGTTTTTCACGTACGATGGTTTCATCGAGGATGTACGTAATTTGGCTATATCGAAGGTAGTCATCGTCTCTGGGCTAGATATGACGTTCGCCCTAGAACCATTTGGGATTATACCTGAATTATTAGCAGTAGCCGAGCGTATAGACAAGCTCTCGGCGGTATGTCACCAGTGCGGAGAGGATGCCAATCTAACCCAGCGATTGATCGATGGGAAACCCGCACCCTTTGGAGGGCCGGTGATTCAAGTTGGTGGACTCGAAAGCTACGAAGCTCGCTGTTCCCACTGTTTCCGCAAGGGTTAGAGAGTATCAGTGCCTGCGTTGTTGGGCTGTCACTCCCAAGGAAGAATATCCGAATCCTCATGATGAGTGGGGAGTATGGCCGTGCCGAATTTGCAAACATCTTAACGCAAGATACGTTAGCCCGGAGCCTACTTTGGTCTTACCACGATCAAATAATAGGTAAGATGGGCAGAATGATGAAATACCCTCCGTGTAACATCAATCCGATGACGGAAAAGCCTTACACTCGTCATCAGTGGATAATCCCGGAGAAGGGTAACGTAAAGCTGAAGGCTGGGATAGAAGGGCCGGTAACGGTCTATAGAGTCTTCTGCAAGCGCTGTGGAATAAACGATCCTGCCATCTTGGTTCACTGATATGTTTGCGGAATGTCAACAGTGCATCAAGGAACGCCTTGAAAACGATGAAAAGCCAGCTAGACTAATCACGCTCAAGAACAAGACGCAACGTTTGGAAAAGTCTGTTGAGGTTTGCGAATATTGTGATGGTGGACTCCTCGATCTATATCTAAGGAGCAATGAAGAATGAGCCGCGCTGATGGAAAGTTCCCGGTCTATGAGAGACTAGACTTGGACAAAGAGAAGTTCCGAGCCGACTACTGGGATGCTTCACGAATGTGTGAGGTATGTGAAACCCGCTGGCCCACGAACGAGCATTTCGAGATATCTCCATGCTGTGGGTCTAATACAGTTCTAGATACAACAAAGGCACCAGATATGCGATGGTCAACGGCGGTTGAGCGTCTACTTCAGTTCCGTTTTAATCAGTGGTATGAAGAATGGGACGACGGCACGACTGATGAGCAGTTAGCGTATAGCCCAGATATGATCGAAGAGGAAGTTGCGGACTTCCGCCAATCCATTGAAGTGATGCACGAAGCTGCTTAAGAACTAGTCGTATCGGCCTCTAATAAGTGGAGGTTGATATGGCAGCAGATCAGGGTCTAGGTCGTAGGGTTCCTACCGACTGGCGACACACAGAAGAGTATCCTTGGCGTAATCTCGAACCAAAGACGGTTTCGTACGTCAAGCGAGTGATGGTTTTACCGTATTGGCATTGGTCGCATGATCAGGGCTTCGAGGGCGCATGTGTAGGTTTTGGTGGATCGCTGGTAATGGCGGTTACAAACCTTATACAGCGTCGAGACTCAGATCCACCCATCAAGCCATACGCAGTACGTTACGATTCTTGGTGGCTTTGGGATCGTTCAAAGGAGATTGATGAATGGAGTGACACCAACCCAGGCGATAGCAACGGCACTTCTGTGCGTGCTTCTATGGATATCCTTCGCACTTTGGGGCATGTACAGGTTGCAAACACTTATACCGGACGCGCTATTGACCCTAAGCCCGTTATAACGAATGGTATCGCTGCTAATCGTTGGGCATGGACTGTTGATGAGATGCGTACAGCCGTCTCTCAGGCTCTTCCGGTCTCTATCGGCGTCAACTGGTATGCTAACTTTGACAGTCCGCGTGAAAAGCGCTATAATGAGTATTGGATTGGAGAAGGAGACCTTGGACGCATTCGTGGTGGGCACTGTGTAGCGGTTTATGGTGCTGATGACGATAGGCAAGCGTTCAGAGTCAAGAATAGCTGGGGCCGCTCGTATCCACTCGTATGGTTGCCGTACAAGACAATGCAACGGTTGATCAGTGAAGATGGAGAAGCGGCTATCATTACAGACAGATAGGATCCAATTATGGCAGTAAAACCAGGGAAGAGAGCAGCACGTCGAAACGAGAGAGCAGAACGCTACCGTAAGCGCGTACCTCGGCAACCAGAAGGAATGCCAATGGGTAAGCATCTGGCAGGGTTCAAGGGGAGTAAGACAGATGTTCCTTGTTACTGTGGAGGATGCAGTGCGCGGGCCAAGTCTGTGGCTTCCTGACGAAAGTTCTTATCATCGTCACGACTTGTTTGCCTCATTAGACGTGAATAAGTACCATGATATGGTCGATTATGTTGAGCAGCGCTTAACCAGACTGCTCAACAATCGCCATAGTTACCCGATGTGGCCTAGAGATGGAATGAATCCTCAGGACGATTGGGAGAAAGAAGAATTTCAGCCTCTTCGCCACATGTATTATCAGAATACTCTGATGTGGATCAGGCTCCTGCGTCGTCTTCGAGATATGTAACCCTAGTTCCTTGTAGAAACGGCCACAAATAAGTGGAAACGTTTCTATCCTAGGACTAGGCGAATGGCAAAAAGACGAAGCGGTAGAGCTACCGCGTTTTGGAATGGAGAGGCTGCTGGTGCCAACTCTTTTTCAGCAGCAGTAGAGTTAATGCGTGGGGCAGAAAACCTCACGATTTTCGTATCTGCTTCGGCAGCTACTACAGTATCTCTACAGGTTGCGCACTCTAGCGATACATCGGCAGAGGGCATCCTTAAAGACGACAGCAATGCCGATTGGATGGATGTTTATTACTTGAATACACCCGTTCAGTTGGTATTGGCCGGTGCAGGAAAGGCAGCTTTGCTTGTTCCTGATTTCGGGCCAGGTTGGGTGAGATTGAAGACTTCTGGGGCAGCTACTTTGACAGCGGGCTACGAAGCCGCTACAGGGTAATGTTCCATTACGCGCTCATAACGATTGAGGATTACAAATAAATGGCAACTTGGGGATTAACAGCACAGCTAACGTCCGGTACGCTCTCAGTTGGAGCTACGGATCGTGTATGGTGGAACGGTGCATCTTTCGGTACGAATGTTGTTGTAGGTTCTTATCAGGATACTACGCATATTTCAAGCTCGACGGACTCGCACGTTTGTACCACCAACCACGTTAACAACACAAAGTACTTGACCGGCACTACGGTTTCGATTAACGGGGCAGGTTCTACTTCACTTCCGGTTGCAACAGCATCTCACGGATTGAAGTTCACATTCACTGATGCAGCTTCTGTCGCTACTTCAGCGGCTAAGTTCTACGCTTACGATGGTACCACAGATGCTACGGCAATGGCCGGTGTAACCTTCCAGGCGCACTCTGTCCAGGACGGTGTAGCTAACACCACTTGGCGAGCAGCTAACGGTCTAGGTGCAGCGCTGACGTTTGCAGATCAGGCGGCAGCAACTTCACACGATTTCTATGTCTCTACAGCAGTATCTCCGACTTCTACCGGCGCTAAGACTGGTTCAGTCAAGATCTCGCTAACCTACGTATAAGGGGGAAATGATGGCAAAGGTAAAGCCCGGACTATATAAGGTAAGTGAACTTCTCGACAAGGCTGGTTTCGACCTTAAGAAGGAAGCAGCAGCGGACTACCTCAATGGTGAGGTGGATCATCGCAGAGTACAGGTTGGCGGACTTCCGTTTGATGATGTAGAGAAGGTTATCGAGGTTCCTGTTACGGCGAATGAAGTTGTCGTCTCTCTTGACGGCAAGGAAGTTGCAAAGCTTGAAGTGGATCTTTCCGACGAAGAGCATCAGAAGGCACGCGAGTACGCATTCGAAACTTCGGGCGATCTAGAAGACGACCGTAAGTAAGGAGGCGTCATGGCCGACAATGTGAACATCACACCCGGTACGGGTGTCGTTGTACGCACAGAAGAGCTAGCCGATGGATCTCAGGCACAGGTTATATTCCAGGCCGAGATGTTTCCGTCTGCGCTCGATCTCGCTGCTGTAGCTGATCACACCCTTACAGTGGCGGCTACCGCTGTCGGCCTTCCTAACATCCCCTCTGATGCCACACATGCACTACTTAGTGTAGAAACCGATGCCTTGCGTTGGCTTGATACCGGAACTAACCCTACAGCTACTCAGGGTCATAAGTTAACGGCTGATAGTTATTTCTGGATCTCAGGGCGTCAGCGCCTTTTGGACTGGAAGATGATTCGCGTCAATGCCACGAGCGCAACAATTATGGTTACCTACTATAAGTACGTGTAATGAGAACACCCTGGAAGAAGATCATCGGCCTTACCCTATCCGTCGCCATAGCAGGCGGCGGTATTGCTATTTGGCAAACTACTACACAGGGTGGTGGCGGGGGCGCACCGGCAGGTACAGCCAATGTGTGGATGGATACCAATGGTGGCACCTGCACTTACTCGGCTTCACCCGTTGTATACAATGATGGCGCTGCGTGTAGTACCATTGATGCTGGTTGGGATCTTATGTCCGCAGGTAATACAATGCGGATTAAGAATGGTACGTACACGACGCAGCAAGTGATTAGCGGGAATAAGGCATCAAATACCTTTGTCACTGGCGAGAGCAAAGCGGGCGTCATCTTCAACGCTACCTCTACACCAACAACCTGTGGTAGTTGGGGTGAACCTAATATCTGTATAACTGCACAGCGACTTGTGTTATCCGATGTAACCTCAGCTACGGGTGCGGAGAGTTCCAACAGCGGTGACGTGATCGGGATTAATGCGTCGAATGTCACCTTCAATAATGTGGATTCTGACACTGACTTTGGTGGATCTTATGTTCACGCCGCAGCCACTAACTTCACTTGGAATGGCGGAACGCTTGGTAGTGATACGCCAGGTCTACGTGCTTGCGGCGTTGGAGTATCAGATGTGTCCCTTTGGGTTGATGCTGCGAACCTAACGCTCAACAACCTCGTCTTTAATCCAGTAGAAAACACCGTCATTAGCGATAACGATCCTAACTGTTTGGGCGATAGCCATCACTTCGATACAATTCGGTTGCAAGGAAATACGTCGGGTTTCAAGCTCACCAACTCGTATTTCGTTTCTAACTACTCGTCTCATGGTGGAGCTACCACTGGTCACCTGTTCGTTACCGGTGGTACTTCAAATAACGCTATCATCTACAACAACTACTTTGGTGCAGCTACACCACCGGGCAGTGGAAACGGTGTTTGGGACTTTTCTAACACTTGTACGGGAATGCAGAACTGGTTCGTTGGCTACAATACGTTCGCAGGAGGAATTGTCAATTGGGGTGCTTGTTCATCTACAGGAGATATTTGGGTTGGTAATCTCGGCCCCGATGCAGCTAAGGTAGGTACCTGTGCGAATCACATCAAGAACGTATGGCAAGCTGCAACAGGGACTTGCGGAACCGACATTAACGTTGCTGGTACGTCGTGGACACCTGATAAGGATCCTGTCACCGCAACTAATAACCTTGATTTCAGTATCAATTCTGGATTAGGTGATGCTATTCTTGAAGCAACTTCACCAGCAATCGACGCTGCTGAGACTCCTGGTGCATCTGATCATTGTACTGATGTGGCAACCATTAACTCGCTTGATCGACTTTCAGTAGTTAGACCACAGGGGTCAATCTGTGATGCAGGATCTAATGAGCGCATCGTTATAGCGGCCAACATCTGGGTTGATAGCAATGGCGGAACTTGTACAGATAGTGCAACCTTAGTGGTTTATAGTGATTCAGCGGCCTGTGGTAGTCTTGATGCTGCTAATGATACCTGTGAAAATGGAGACATCGTTTACGTAAAGACAAATGCTTATCCTTCTCAGGATATCACCGGCTCGAATAGCCGTAGCTCTGCATGTACTATTCAAGAAGCACCAGGAGAGACAGCCACAACTACCTCTATTTGGTTACGTGATACTACTAACTGGTTGACGATCAAAGATATCTCAAATATTGGCGGGGTGACAGGCCACAATGGCGGTGACTGCTTTAATGGATCTGTCCCTGATGTTTCTGTCTGCGTACATGGTGACAATATCATCCTCGACAATGTTGACGTTCCTGGGCCTTATGCCCATGTAGACTTACAAACTAACAATAGTGTCTGGAAGAATAGCGACTTCGGTACCGAAGGGAATACCCAAAGTATCGATTGCGACTTCAACGATCAGCAGCCGATCACGATTTCAGGTTCTACCAACCTTTTAATTGATAAGATGAACTTCTGGGAAGTACACGGTGACGACCCGACTTGTGACATCCACATCGAGACGTTCCGGTTGTGGGATGGTAGCGATGGCGTTACCATTTCGAACAGCTACTTCGTACCGGAGAGCGGTGACAATACCGCTCGCATCTCAAGCTCCGCAGTCCACAACTGCGAAACTACACCTCCTGATTGCAACAAGAATATTCGTATTATTAATAACTTCTTTGGTGAGCATTTGTCTGGACTTGCTGCGCCCGATGTGTTCTTTGGCGATAATCGCCCGTGTGAGGGTTGGGTAATTGCTTACAACTTCTTGAGCAATGGCGTTATCTACAACTGCTCGACTCAACTTAATAATATCTCAGTTGGCAACATGGGTACCAATACAGGTGGTTGTTTGTTTAGCGGTACAGGAGCAGTGAATACCGATAACCTCTGGTCAGCTACCAGTCATGGAACTTGTGCAGGGGATGCCTGGGTAAATGGTACTTGTGCGAGCTTTGTATGTAATTATAGCACCTATAATCTAGCTGGCGACGGCTATCATTTGACGGCAACCTCACCGTCAATTAATGCAGGCGAGACTACGCGCTGTAATACATATACTGGACTTCTAGACTTCGAAGGAGACTCAAGAACGGGCGATTGTGACGCTGGCCCGGATGAGTACGTACCGTAATGGCATTTCCAACAACTACTCTAATCGACAACTTTAACCGAGCTAATGAAACCCCACTCTCAACAGCGGGCAACTGGTCTTCACCAGCCTTTCTTGGAGATGGCGCGTACAATCTAACAGGAAACCAACTTGTTGATCCGGGTGGCGGTGGCTGGCGCTCTATTTACTGGGATGTTTCTTTCGGGCCAGACTCCGAGGTTTGGTGTACCACTCCGGTTGAGCCTTTGGCAGCTATTGAGCTTATAGCCCGACTGTCGTCGCCAGGAGGAGGAAGCGCTGCTGGTTATATGGCGCATTTTGCAGAAGGTGCAGGGGCTTGTGGTCTTTATCGAATCGTGAGTAACATCCAGACACAGATAGGTGGGACGGCCACGATAACAATCGGCAATAACGATCAGTTTGGTTTAGAGGTCACCGGCACGGGAGCAACAGTCACTATTAGTGCCTATCATAAACCCGCAGCAGGTGCATGGACACAGATAATTACTTTTGGTGATACCAACGCTGCTCGTATTACCTCTGCTGGCTTTATAGGTCTTGCGGCTTCAATCGGTGCCGGTGGGGCTTCTATCGATGATTTCAGTGGTGGAACCGTTGTATCGGGTGTAGCTAATCTCTTGATCCCTTCGCCTCGCCGCCGTCGCAATGCAGTGTTATTCCAAATGTAAGTTTCCCTCGATATCTAACAGGTAATAGATGCAATGAGAATTTATACAGTAGAGTTTGAAAACGTAAGCATTACGAATGCAGCGGGCGACCAAGATCTATTTTACATCGCTCCTGCTGATGATATCCCCGTGGCGATCCACGCCCTTTATCTAGATCAGATTAGTGATGTTGGAGATGCACAGGAAGAGGTACTTCGTTACCGCATTATTCGTGGCCACACTACGGTTGGTTCTGGTGGCGCAGCGGCTACGGCTCGCTCAATTGGCCCTGGTGACTCAGGTGCATCTTTTACGGCTCGAACCAATGACACAACGATTGCTTCCGCTGGTACGGCCGTTAACATTCATTCTGGTGGATTCAATGTTCGTGTTGGTCTCCCGCTCGTGTTTCCTGTTGAGCATCGCCCCGTAGTATCTCAGGCTCAGGGTTCTATCGTGGTTCGTCTAATGGCTGGCCCTGCCGATGACCTTACGATGAGCGGCACGCTTTACCTAGAAGAACTAGTCTAAGAGGTTTCCTATGCCTTTGTTCCGGCGACCGCAACCTCCTCGTCCGAGAAGGCGTTGGGTTGGCACAACTCCCACGTATCAGTATGCACGTCCTAATGCTGATGTCACCGATGGGAACTGGACGAACGAGGTAGGCAGTAATACGAACCTCTACGCGTCTTACGACGAGGCATTCTCGCCGAATGATGCAGACTACATTCAATCGTCTCAAAGTCCTGCTACGTGGGATGTAACTGAGCAGAGTCTATCGTCGGTATCTGATCCCGCTGTAGATCACGGTCATGTCTTCCGATATCGCTATAAGAAGGATACGGCGGGAGATCGTATTGATTACACTCTCCGCT